TCGCATGACAATTGGAGAGGACGGAAACGTTGGACTTGAGAATTCCAGCCCAAGAGCTAAGCTTACAGTGATACAGAATGTTCCCAGCCCTTCTTTGGCGACAGGCGGAGAAAGTGGTAGAGGAATAGAGCTTGCAGCCCACTCTGGTAATCAAACTGAAGCTTGTGCTATATATTATACTGCTGCTGCCGATCCAATCGGGGCCCCTACTGGGCTTTATTTCGACTTTACAACAAATGGAGTTAATTACCCTACAAAGGCGTACGTTAGCTCTACTGCTACGCCTGGAGAGCTTGATTTTACAGGACAGCATCGCTCTGATTCTGACCCAGCATTAAAAAATGTAGAAAATATAGGGCTAATCGTTTCTTCTTTAGGAGAGTATATAAATCTCGATCTATCTGTCAAGGCAGAGATAAATGAAGCACTTCCAACTGTTGGTCTTGCTTCAAAAAGAAAAGATAAAAAGGCTTATGGAGTTATCTCTAACATTGAAGATTCAGGAGAAAGAAGAGAGTATGCTTCAGGATCTTTTGTGTCGGTTCTTAGCAAGAAGGACGATAGGCTAATTATTAATGCGCTTGGAGAGGGCGGCATTTGGGTTTGCAATATTAATGGAGATTTTGAAAATGGAGATTACATAACTACATGCGAAATTCCAGGATATGGAATGCTTCAAGATGATGATCTTCTCCATAATTATACTGTTGCAAAAATAACCTGTGATTGTACTTTTGATTTAGATAGCGAAACGTATGATTGTTTAGAGTTTGAGCATGATGGCCAAACTTATAGAAAAGCATTTGTTGGATGCACATATCACTGCGGATAGGAATAAGAAATGTCTAAATCAAATTACCCAGGAAAGCTTGATACTTCTGTAGAAATCCCTTCTGTAAGAGATAACATAACAGAAATTGGGTCTGACGTCCTAAATAGCATTAGATCTGCTATTTTCAATATCGAACGAACATTGGGAATAAACCCGCAGGGTGCTGCGGGAAATACAGTTGCGGCAAGGCTGGGTAATTTAATTGATGATAATGGAAACATCATTGAGTCGGCTCTAGATCGAGCAGGAATTTTGTCCGGGCCAATAACAAATGAAGATGTTTCGAAAGTAGCCGCCATAGACGAATCCAAGTTAAGGCTAAATTTTCCTACTCATCTGCTGCAAGATGAAATTTCTATCCTTGATAATAAGATAGAGCTCTTTATAGCCGCTCTAGATGAGCTTAATAAGATTCTAAGCGCCCACATACATCCTGAAGCAACAAATAGGCATAAAGCAAAAGCGATTACCGCAACAGAGGCTGAATCTGTAGCTTCGGCAATTGCAACCTTGTCGCTCAGCTCTGGAACAGTTCAGGCTGCGCTAGAAGCTCTTTATGATGCCCATATAAACTTTACTGGCGAAAACTTAACTGCTTCAAATAATTCTCACAAGGCCTTGCAGCTATACTACGATAACAGTGAGACCTCTGATATTATCCCATCTGATGATGTCCAAGGAGCTATAGATGACCTTGTTAACTTAGAGGGCGTCGGACTAAGAAAATCTATTCTAAATCTAAATTCCAATGGAATAGTAAGAACAGGCGATGCTATAGACGCCTATGAAAAGATTGATTCTGGATCAATACTGGTTGCATCATCGGAAATATCCTTTCCCGTTCCAACAGGTGGGTCAAAAACTATTATCTCATTTACGAATAGTCCTTCTGTTATTTCTGAAATAAAGGAGTTTGACGTATTGGAGATACTAAATGCAACAGTAGATTCGGACAATACAGATTATCTCATATCTTCAGTAACCCTAGACGCCTCTGGAGACCTCAGTCAGGTAGAGGTTTACGGTGGCCCAAAAAATGCTTTAACGACGGGAACTACTGCTAGAGTTAAGAAGAGCGTCTATACAACATATAATGAAAATGCACTTAACTGTGCTGTTAGACCGAGGTTGGGATTCAGCAATACTCCCACAATTCAGGTCTGCCTTCCAAACTCTGCAACTATTATTTCTTCTGGCGCTAGGCCGGAGAATATAGTAAGTGGAACCTCAGACACCTTAGCCATAGAAGTTGATGAAGAAACAACTTACGAAATTGATATAAGCAACTCTAATTACACCGTTCAAACCCTCGATATTGTCATCGCAACAATAAATCAATATTGTGCAGAAAATAAGTTAAACTTTTTTGCCTATAAGTTAAAGGCTCTAAATTGTTATGAGCTAGCATTGTCTCATAATATTCCAAATCATGCCGATGACGTTCGAATAAGAAGTCTAAAAATAGTTGACGCATCATCGAACGATGCATCGGCAGCTATGGGGCTGTCCTATATAAAGGATCGCTTGACAAAGGGAGCTTTCGGAAATTCTGTTCATATCAATGGCATGCTTATTGATGATTTCGGAAAAGTAATTACCCATAATTCTGAATCTATATCTATTGGAACAGGAACGCTTGAATTAAACGCAAAAGGAGCAACGGATTTTCTTGCTAGCGGAATAAGAGTCGGAGACTTAGTTGTAATAGATGGATCCTCTGACTCTGATGATGACGGGTCTTACTCTATAAAAACGGTTGAGGCAACAAGGATAACTCTGGATTTCACATCTACGCTGCAAGGCTCTCTTTCAGAGACATCTGCAGTTTTTATTCTTAGATCTGGAGCTCCAATTTCAGAGCTAAACTTCATAGAGCTTGACGGACTGATGATGCTCGATATATTTGCCGATGATAATGCAAATATACACTTTAAAAAACGACTAGATATTGTCGGACATATGTCTTTGTCCAATTTTTATGCAACAGTAAAAGACGTAACTCAAGGGTTTATAACTAGTGACCAAGAATATACTCTAAAAGTAGATACGTCTGGCATGGCCACCCTGAAGCAAGAGCCCTCCGGAACAGAGGGTCCAGAAGTTTTTGTTGGAAGCACAGGAGAGTACAAGGTTTTATCAAATGATGGAATGAATTATGTAGTTTTAAGTGTTTTTGTTCCCAATGAGTCAATCGCAGCGATTGGAGCAAGTGATTTAACCTCATCTATCTTTGGATTCGATGAACTTCCCTCTTCCACTCTTCATCTCTGCAGAACTATATTTTCTCCAGAATTTGGAGTTGTCATTGAAGAACCTGATGCTGGCTTAGGAGGAAAGGGGGCACTCAGCACTACTGACAAAAGGACGACCGGAACTGCTGATGATACGATCATTTCCTCATCTTTTATAGAAAGATACATACAGGGTCCAAGAAATGAGCTTCGAGGAAGCGGACTTATCAGGGGTATAAGCGTAAAATCTATTGTTGACAATGGAGATGGAACTTCTACTCTAAATATTGACCCAGGAGTTGGAGTCGTAAACGGAATAAGAATTGAGTACTTAGGAGATGCAGCTCTAACATATCGGCATACTAATGGCGCTACAGATAACTTCTACGTAGGATTAAACGGAGAGGGATGTATAGTAATAGGTAATGAAGTCGATCCAAATGCAGGAACAGACTATATCTCTCCATTTTACACGCAAAATGTTGCACATTTGGCCTACATAGATCTTGCATCCCTAGAGATTACAGACTTAAGGCTATTTGTTGACCACCTTGATTATAAGTTAGTAGCGGATATAACCGTATCAAATGATACAAGATTTGGACACTTTGCCAGTCTTCAGAGTGCAGTTAAATATGCAGAAATGTTCTCAAAAATGTTTCCTGACGTAGGAACTCCGAGCATATTTGTAAAAGAAGGAACTTATGAATTAACAGAGAAGCTTACTTTGAATTTCGATGTAAAAATACACGGAACAGGTCCAACTTCTATAATCAAGAGAGCCTCTACCTTCCCCCTTAGCAACTTCAGCATCCTTGCTCAAGGTCATGAGATGGTTCTGATAGGAGCAGATACAGGCTCTAGCTCGATACAGTATGGAGTAGATATAAGCAACTTGACATTTGAGGGAATCACAGGTCAGCCAACCAGTAAGTCTGGAACCGTTTTCAGGGTAACAAATAACATAACAAACACAGGAGCAACAAAGGCTCGTTTTAAATTTGACGGCCTTCGCTTTATTGCTGCGGCAGACTACTCATCATCCGCTGCATATACTGGCGCAGAAAATGAAATGCCCTTTCACATAGGAAACGACAGTGGTGGCACTTATCAAAATATAATTATTCAGAATTGCTATTTTGATGGAGTTGGCTACCAGCAATGTGTGGCATACTTAAATCAGGGCAATACGTTTAAAAATATCTTAATCACAGATAACATCAGCCAAAGATCAATTGATGTAGCGGGAGGATATACTCTTCTGCAAGAAAATTCAGCAACAAATACCCTCTCTGGTATCTTAGAGGTCAACAATATTATCGAGGCGCTATAATATGTCGGACAAAAAAGAAATCTCAGCAATCGATGCTATCTACGAAATCCTTGACAGGATCGACCTAATGGACAAGCGCCTACAGGTCATAGACGATAACGTAAAGATCCTTAGCAATAAGTTCTCGAAGTTCCAGCGACTTGAGACCTCAGCTGCAGCAGCGGAACCATCGTCCCGTGTAGTTGCACCGGTTGTTAAGAGTAATAGCCCTCAAAATTCTGCTAGTCAACAAAAAGTTAAAAAACTTCTTCTGGGAAATATCCGGGTATTCGGATACATCGTCAATAAAGAGAAGCGACCCTTGAACGAGGTATCCGTAAAGATTTATGATGATAAGAACGAAATCGTGAAGGATCACCTTACTAATCCAGATGGGTTTTGGGAGGTAAGGCTGCCTAAGGGGAGATACGGAGTAGAATATATACATAAGAATTTTAAGCCAATAAATAGGACTATTGAGCTTAAAGGTGCGGATCGTGAATATGAGGTTAAATAAGTGCTTGTTATTAAATTTGTAAATAATAAAATTAAAGAAAACAATATTCTTGGGAAAATGATTCAGAACCTATCAGGCATTCTGAAAAAGGATGGGCGCTCGGAGCTTTCTCTAGTAAGAGATAAGAACTCTGTTGAAATGGTTTCTGGTAATTTATCTAGTAATAATGATAATGACGATGATATTATCGTAGAGCTAACAATTAAAAAGCAGATCTCCTTAAAGGAACATGAGCTGCTCGACAGAGAAAGGCTCGACAAGTTAGTTAAAGAAATCGCTCATTTTTGCGAACAATCAGCTGAAATTAAAGAATTAAAATATCTTCCGATTAACTTCAGATAATCGCAGGCTCTTATATGATAGATGAACAGAATTTATCAGGAACAGGTTTGAATGGCGATCATATCGTATATTCAAGCTTCTTCTCTGATCATAATGTTGTTCAGCAGTCTGCCGTAGTTCATCCGAAATCTCTTCTTATAGATGGTCTGAGAAAGATCTTTAAGAATGATAGCATTTTTACATATAGAGCAGATGAATACGGGTACCCTCTTACCCCAGACCATACTGGTATAGATATAGATTCCGCCCTCACTACAAAGATCTTAATTAGTGACACATATCGTTATGAGGTCAAATTTTTTCCGGCAATTGTAATTAAGTCGAACGGAGGCTCATATAAGCCTATATCCTTTAATCAGAATATGACCTATAAGTATAGGACTGATCTACTCGAAACAGATTATGGCGCAAGAAGGATGATTAGCACCCCTACTCACAGAGTGTATGCTGGAAGGTGGGATCTCAGATTTGACGTTGGAATTTACTCAGAGAGCCAAGCGGAGCTTCAGGAGCTAACAGATATTGTATCTTTAGCCCTTCAGTATTCTCTATGGAATGAGCTAAGGGCAAATGGCTTATTTATTCATCAGCTTTCAATAGGCGCTGAAAATGCAGAGCCTTATGCTAATGACTATGTGTATAGTACAACACTATCATTGTCCACTTACTCGGAGTGGAGAGTGGAAGTGCCCATTGAAAATATAGTTGAGAAGATAGTCTTTACTATGGAGCCCACTTGGCACCCTGTTCCAGGCGAAAAAACACAGGCAGATCTCCTCGAAAGAAGATTTGATGACATAATTGATTTAACAGAAATAGATTAAAAATGAAACTACTAATAATAAATAATTTGATGAGTTATTGCTAAAACGGAGGATCTTAGATGGCTAACATACCAGGAATTTCGGGTTTTATACAGCCTGGAGCATTTGCAAGAGATAGAGTTGTATCTCGCAGCGTCTCTATTCCAGGCGGAATAAGAGTCGTTTCCGTATTGGGCGAAGGCCTGAGAGAAGAAACCATTGTTCAGTCTGCTGCAGGCGGCGGCGCGGATGGAGAGTCAAGCTGGAGCCCGACAGGCTCTGGTGATGGCCGGTTTTTTGAGCTATCCAATGTTCCCGTAATAAGTGGCAGAACAGAGCTTAGGCTAAATGGAACTCTTCTTTTTGGAAAGCAAGAGGTCATTGATTCATCAGGAGTTAGCTCCCCGTTTGATTATAGGCTAGATATTTCCAATGGTCGCATCGAGCTGCGTGGAGCCTCAATTGGAGATCAAGACGGAAAGGGATATTCCGCAGGCTCTGGAAACGTAGGAACCGGCATTTTAGTAGATAATGATAGCTGCGATCCTCTCTTAACTCTAGATATTCTCGATGATTCAGCCCCTAGTGAGCGCTGGACAATAAGATGTGTAAGTGTCGTAAGGGATTCTAACGGAGATCCTATTCCCGGTCTAGCCACATTTACTGCGACTGGAGATACTTCTGGTCAGCTTTATGATAGCTTTGGAAATCCCCTTACATTCTCAAGTGCTTATTTTACAAGTACAGCCGGAGCTGTATCAGGAAATCTGTCCGAATGTGATGACGGAGTTGTCGTTGCGAGTGGAAGTGTTTCCGTTACAGACTTCCCCCGTGGCAGCGTCGTCCTAAGGGACGGAGATGACACGCTAGCTACGAGTGACACATTCATGGTTTCCGGTGCTGACTTGGTCAGCCAAGGTCAGGCTTTGCCGGGAGACTTCCTGTGTCTTGACGGATATGTTGGTCACGAGATTGAGACCATAACATATGATGGAACTGACACTACAATTACCGTAACTACAGATAGCTTAGGCCCGGCTTCACCGGTTTGGGACGAAGCAGACTTATATGATTGGGACATTAGGGCGACTAACATATTGATCGATGATCCGTCCGTTACACATAATGGCCTAACCGGAGCGCCTGCCTCTGAGGGTAACTTCTCAAGCGCAGATGTAGGAAAGACGGTATTGATCTGTAACGGAGGAGCTTTCGATGGAGGCCTCTTTACAATCAGCAAGGTTACCTCTACAAGACGTGTACGCCTTCACAGCCTTGACGATGCAACGGTAGGGTTCCAAGACTTAGAAGAAGCTTCAGGTGCCTCTGTGACCGGCCTAGCGGCTGAAGGTCTAACATTCCACCTCCTAGAGAACAACGGAGTTCTGTTGCTCGGCATCCAAGAGGGCGCAACAAGCTTTGAGGTTGGCGATAAGTTTTTTGTAGACATTAGCTCCCGTGCTCTTGGGCGTGGAGATACTCTTGAGGCTAAATATATAGCGACTATAGATCTGAATGATCCAGAGTTTTTCGTTGAAGCATCTGACCTGTTCAGAAAGCACGGCCTTCCCAGCGTAGAGAATACTTTGTCTCTAGGAACTCAGATCGCCCTTGAGAATGGAGCGCCTGGAATCTTAGCCCTACAGTGCAAACCGCCTGTTCCGCGCAGAACTTCTGTAACTCTTCTTGAGGAAAGGAATTCTCTTGGAGAAGGTGGATTCTCCGCTTGTTATGATTCCGGAACCTTATCTGCTGATGCATGTGAGGTTGATGATCTCAGGTTCACTATTCCAAGGCCTTTAACTGGACTTAGAAATGGTCGTCCTGACCCCGACACAAGGGTAAACATTTTCGTAATAAGAGATGGAGAAGAAACACAGGTCTTCCCAAATAAGTCTGCATTTTATAATTCTCAACTGACAACTGACATTCAGCAAGGTCAATGGATCGATAGCTCAGACAGCGCATTCTCATATACTGTTGTTGATGCTGTACTGGAAGTGGTCGGAAATGGAGATGAGGGAAGCCTAGATGTCGAGTCTGGCTCAGAATACTTTACAACTCCAGAGATAGACTTCGACGGAGATAACGTTGGACACGTAATCGTTATATCTAGCATGGAAGATTCCGACACAGGTATAGTACACACCTCTGTAGAAGATATCTCGATGGAGCTATTCGGAGTCGCCCTAGGGACTCCCTCTGTAGAGTTGGTAATTGACTCGGTAACTGATGACTCACTGGTTCTGGTATCAGCTGAGAATGGCTCTCCTCTGGACCTGCAAGGCTCTTACTCTGATATTCAATTCTTCATCAAGGATCCGGAAGATTCAAACGCAGATGATGCGCTCCTTCTCCTACACAGTGATTTAGTATCCAGCGGAGTAATAAAGGAAGGCGATGGGCTCAGGATCTCCTACATTGACGAGAATGATGCAGACTTTTTTGATACAAATTGGTTTGATGCACTTGAGGCAATGGAGGCTGCAGAGGCTCAAATAATTGTCCCTCTTCCGAATCAGGCGATCTCTTCAATCTTTAGGGCAACTGTAAATCACTGTGAGAACATGAGTTCTGTTGCAAACCGCAAAGAAAGAATGGCCTTCATTGGCGCGCAGATAGGAGTAACTCCTGCTGCCCTCATTGGAACAAGAGAGATTGCGATAGAAGATATCGGAATAATCGAAGGTATCCAGGGAGATGACGCGGAAGAGATTCTTGATGGAAACGTAGAGGATCTAGTTAACTTCAAGTTAAGTGATAACTACACTAGCAACAGGTCCGTTTACCTCTTCCCCGATAGTATTGTTAGAAACGTAAACGGAACTAATGTAAATCTTCACGGTTTCTACCAGGGAGCTGCGGCAGCCGGATTCTTATCGGCTAAGCAGAACGTGGCAATTCCGCTTACAGACAAGCCTCTATCAGGATTTAGCATCACAAGAGATAAGGTTTATAGCCCAACAATTCTGAATCAGCTTGGTGGAGTCGGCGCAACAGTGCTGCAGCCAATAACAGGAGGCGGAAGAGTCTTGGCAGGAAGGACTACCAGCACATCTGGCTTTATTGAGGATGAAGAGATTTCTATCATCTTCATCAGAGATTCAGTTAAGCGGACCCTTCGTAGTTCTCTAAGGCCCTTTATTGGTGGAGTCCAAAACGCAGATACGAATATCCTTATGGGTGGCAGGGTAAGGACTATTATGAATGGCTTAATCGGCCAAGGTTTGGTTACAAGCTTTAAAAACATTAGAGTAGAGCAGGACAAGGTAGATCCGAGACAGATCAACGTCTTTTTGCAATTTGCTCCAGCTTACCCCATTAACTATGTCTTCATAGACATCGAAGTTGGCGTCATTTAATAGGAGAAAGTAATGGCAGATTACCCTAGCACAGGAACTCTTTTCGACGGAAGCCCGCCGCCAGAAACAGGCGGTCGGACTCGCGCCGGACTATCAACACAGATCATTGTTTATGTTAACAATGAGCCTGTTGGTGCAATTCAGAGCTTCCAAGAGGCCCAAACAAGGCCTCTCAAGTCCATGTCAGAAGTAGGAACAGATGGGCTAATTGAAATTGTTCCTCAGGGACCTTCTACGTTTAATTTAACTATTCAGAGGATAGTTTTCGATGGGCTATCTCTTCCTGAGGCGTTCTCAAGAGGATTTAGAAATATTCAGTCTCAAAGGATGCCTTTTGATATTGTTGTGATTGATAAGTTTACTGGAGATGGAAATAATGCTGTGGTAACGACTTACCACAACTGCTGGTTTACCTCTCTTGGAAAGAGCTATACTTCTAGTGATTATACTATTACAGAAAGTGCAACTGTACACTGCGAGCATATCTCTACAACGAGAGCCGGTGAGGCCATCGCCCTAAGCCAAGGCACACAAGGCTCCAGAGAGATCCCGGGCAGAAATATTGATAGTATTGAGACCGCAGCCGACTCTGGCGAGCGCAGAGGCTCTCTTGACTTCCCTGGGCTGATTTCTGCCGCTTACTAAAGATAATTAAATCTATGCAAAAATGCCGCTCTTTTTGGGCGGCATTTTTGTTTTAGTGGGAAAGTTTTTAAAGAAAAAACGTACAATATCTTTATAAATGGAGTTAAAATATGCCTAAGAGACCCGGAAAAGTATTGAGCAATGAATCAGATAGCGTGAATATCGAAGAAATGGAGAGGTTGGCGCAGAATCTTCCAGATGAAGAAGAAGATTCTTCTGAAAAGATAAGTCTTGCTTCGCTTAAGGACTTGATCTTCTTAGGTAAATTGACGAAAAAAGAAAAGATTAATGGCTTTGTATTCGAGGTATCTACTCTAAGCATAGGCGAGCAAAAGCAGATTATGCAAACGATTATGAAGTCTGGCGAGACTGATAGGCTTCTGGAAATTAAGCCTTTAACTGTATCGTATTCTCTTCGAACAATTAACGGCGTACCTCTTGAGGATCTCAATGAGAATGAGGATCTCTCGGTGGAAGAGAGAAGGCTGGCTGTTGTTCTCAATATGCAGATAGCCCTGGTAGAAAGACTCCACAGAGTCCATGAGAGCCTGATTGAAGGCTCGAATAAAGAGGTCGGGTTAGAAGACATAAAAAAATAGCATCGGAGCCTATGAGTAGGCTCCGATGGAAACTCTGCAAAATTTGGAACTGCAGCTCTGATGATCCGAGATTTCTTGATATAACAGGAGATCAGTGGTCTTGGTACGCTCAAATGTTTTATCAGGATGAAAAAGATCAATACGATTATGACTTGAGCATAACCGAGTATCTTGCTTCGTTCTGGAATGCCGAAGCTGTTAAGAAGATTCGGGACTCAAGAGAATCTATCGAAGATCCCAGGTTTATGGACGATGCTGAGTTTGAGGCTCAGATTCTAAATAGAGCATTCAAGGACGATCATATAGTCCAGGCAATCAAGGATAAATATAAAAATACTAATTTATATGGTAATGAAAGAGCTAAAGACGCTCGAAATGTTCGTCTGCCGAAAAACTTGGCTGGCCTTCTTAATATTGCAAAAGAAAATATAGATTAAATTATGTCCGATACGATCGAAAAGCTAGACGAATATTCTGGCAAAGCAAAGAAGGCTACCGATAGTATAAACGCCGCTGCTGACGCAATAAGTCGCTTATCCAACTTAGGCTCTAGATCACAAGGCAAAGTGGGCGGTATGACGACTGCTTTTGACGATTTAGCGAAATCTGCAATAAACGTTACAAGTGCAATAGGCGGAACCGCAGAGGCTTCCGCCAAGCTGCTTAGCATGAGAGGTCTTGAAGATGTCTTTGCGACTCTAGGCTCTGGAGCAAATATCCTAAAGTTTTCTATGAAAAGCCTTGTAGGCGTATCCAAAGATGTTGCTGAGACTACTTTTAATTTATTTGATGCTCCATCAAGAGATATCAGACGATTTGCCAGTGAAGTCTTTACTCTAAACAAACGATTCGGCGGAACAATAGATCAGGCCTTTGAGTTTTCAGATACACTTAAGGAAGAAACGTTTAGTCAATTTTCTAGAGGCCTTAATTTAACTTTCGATGAAATGATGACCTTTGCCCGGGCAACTGGCAATTCCAACATGTCCCTGGATCAATTGAATAAAACTGTAGAAACTGGAATAGGAAAGACAAATCTGCTAACGGCGGCTATGGCATTATCGAAGGCGACAAGCCTTACGACAACCGAGGGCGTCAATCTTTTGAATATCGCTTTAAACAAACAGGGAAAAGGGGCTCAAGATGCAATTGATATGATGGGCCTTTTCAGCGGAGTGTCGAAAGAGACCGGCTTAAGCGTAGATAGCGTTTCTAGCACCTTAAACGGTGCTGCTGATAGATTCACAAAGCTTGGTATTTCTGCAGATTTTGGCGTCCCTCTTCTGCAGGGGTTCGCGAGAGTGATGACGGATATGGGCCTTGGAATAGAAAACGCAAAAGATCTAACGTCTTCTCTGTCAGGCGCTCTTGTTGATCTGACAACAAATTATGCAAATGCTTATATAATGTTCCAGCGCGGAGGATTGGAGATGAGTGGTAGCGCTGGAGGCGGGGCCTTGGGCGCGTCTATTGGCCTGCAGGCAGAGGTTCTGAAGGCAGACAGAACAGGTGATCAATCTGAGCTTGCAACACAGCTTGCAAAAGGGATGAGAGATACTTTGGCTTCATTTACTGGGGGAGAGATAGTTACGGTAGAGCAGGCTGCTGAGAGCCCGGAGTTACAGACACAATTTTATACTCAGCAACAATTATTACAAAATCAGTTTGGAGTAAGCGATGCAGCTTCAGCAAATAGAGTGTTAGACCTCTTATCTAAGATAGATGAGGCTACTAAGGCTGGAGATCTTACTGCGAAAAGCTCGCTAGAGAAACAGCTAACTCAAGAGAAAGAGGGAAGAGACAAAACTCTGGACGAATGGGAAAAGGCAAATAGGCATCTTGCAGCACAATCGAACTTGCTGGCAATAATAGCTCGCCCAATTTTTATGAAGCAAAGAGACGGAGGCCGAGCTCTTAGGGAAAACGTCTTGGATCCGGCAGTTGCAAAGGCCAAGGAGAGCGCTGAGGCGGGGCTGAATGCATATGGAAAGCTGATGAAAAGACTGCTTGGTGCCGCAGGAATTGGAGCTGACGACGACTTGCCGGATTTAGATGAAAGCCCTTCTCATCCGCAAAATACAGATCTTCCTGAAAAAGATAGAGGCAAAAATCCAAATGCAGATTCTTTAAGCAAAAATACAGATATGGTAGTGATGGCTGCAGAGGCTGCTGCAGCAGCGGCAAGTACTGCAGCAATTAATGAGGCAGGCTTTGTAAATAAAGATGATTTTGTTACAGCATTGGCCGCAGCAATAACACAGAGCCTAAACGATAATCTGTCTATAAACGTTTCTCTTTCAGAGGGAACGAAGGGCCATCTTGAGGTTGCTGCCAGCTTGGGCAAGCAAGTCTCAAGGTAATAACGGGAGGTAAAATGCCAGATCAGCATAGAATAGGAAGGCAAACCATTATATTCTTTCTTCCGTTAGAAATGGAAGCTTTTACAAATGACCAAAGCCCTTACTCTTCTTCCGATAATGGAGAAGTTTTTTGGGATAAAAGACAAATGTATATCAACCCTCAATCTTTTGCCATCAGTGAAAAGAAGCTCGTTAAAGCAGACTTGACGAAAGGAGGATACGTTGTTCAGTATTGGGGAGAAGATCTGCCTACCATTCAGGTCAATGGAACAACAGGCTCTGCAGGAATAGAGGGCATCAATATTCTAAGGTCTATTTATAGACATGAGCAAACACAGTTCAGAAGAGTCTTGATGAAGCGTCAAAGGGCAATGGCAGAGGCTGCAGCTCAAGACGCAAAAGATGCGGCCAATAATTTATTGAAAAGAAAGGAGAATATGGATTATATTATTTCCTACAAAAGAGATAGCGGCCAACGGTTTACGGATCCTGAAACTGTAATGAATGCGGTAGATGACGCCTTTGGAAGCTTCTCAAATGTATCTGACCTATTAACGGGAGGTGCATTTTCTCAAGTTGTAAATGGAGTTTCTAACTCCATAGACTTAATATTCGGATCCAATATTGGATCTAGGCTTGGAGGTCCGGCAGCATTTAAGAGTACCCCTACGCTTGCAGCCTTTGCTACAAATATTGATCTATACTATCAGGGAGAATTTTTCCGAGGATACTTTACAAGCTTTACGACTACAGAGTCGGCTACACAAGCTGGCTTATTTGACTATAATTTTGGATTCACAGTTACAAGAAGAACAGGAAAGAGGACCAACTTTATGCCTTGGCACAGAAATCCACTTAGTCATGACGGAGAGGCAAAAATAAGTATGAGCACCACTGAGGCAAAAGGTCAGGGCGACGGCATCGAAGAGCTGTCTTTTCCTCCTATAAACTCTGGGAATAACATAGGAAGCGGAAGGCTAGCTTCTGATGAAAGAAACTCCGTGGGCCCAACAGGATTTACTTCTTCTAAGTTTGAAGACGCTCCGGAGGCCGAACAGGACCCCAATTCTGTTCCAATAAAAAGAAGAGGCTCTTTTTAGGTCCAGAAAGTAAAATAGCGTTATGGCTTATAAGACATTAAAGGCAAATATATCTCATACTCTGCAGAAGGCCGCTTCTGATATAATGGGAGGCTCTCATCCTGCTTATATAAATTTGGATGATGGAAATCAGCCGTCTTTAACAAACACTGGTGCAGCTATATTTTTTGATCAAGATCATTCTGCGTCAGTAACTCCTGATACAAGAAACATAGTGTCAATGTCTCCAGACGCATCTATCTTGGTTAAGAAGAAGGTCTTTTCCTCATTTGGCAGTATTAATGACACTAGATATATTGACAAAACAGAGAAAATGCTCCTTAGGGCGACTAAGGCTCTTTTTGCATACAAGGTTCAGCAGATCAGGGCGTATGAAAGCCTAACTAAATTTGAAAACTTCTTTTCGAAGAATCAAATGTACAGCTTGAATTTGCTGTCCTCACTTTTAAAAGAAGGGTCTTTTATAGATTTGAGCAAGCTCGGAAAGACTAAGGAGGAGTTTGTCTCAGAAAGACTTAAGGCTTGGCTTGGCCAGGATATGTCTGCCGTATCTTTCGATACTAGCACTCAAAACTTTGAAGATTTTTCGAATGGCAATAGTTCTTCTGCATCATTCGATATTCCCACCAGATCTTTCGTCACAAATGCAGACAACAGAAGAACTATTACGAATGGAGAATATCTGAAAAATATTCCTTCTTCTCAGGCTCGTGCAATTCTAACGAACAAGCGGGCAGAATTTGGAGCAGAGTATGACGGAGTATCTGCAGCTCCATCTGCAGCTGATAGTGCAAACGATGCTTTTCGAGCTTCTCTCAGTTCGAACAGTGGATTGTCAGCGAACTCTTTTGAAGAGCTTTTTGTTGACTTAGGTGACCTTATCTCTTACGGCTCAGCCGCAGAGAATCATGATCAGCTAAATGAAGATATTGCCTCTGTACTGAAAAGGAATGCGTTCTCGACAGATAATCAACTAACTACGTGGATAGTTGATCCAAATAGTCCAGAGAACTATACTCTTGGCCCAGGAACTGGAGTTATCGAGCTTGCTATATTCAATAGTTTTAATACCAATACTAATTATGATTCAAACCCATCAAGTGCGAGTTTTAATCTCGCATATCCATATCGAATTGGAACGATTCTCGAGAAAGATATAGAAGATGCTGTTCAGGAGGCTTTGTACGGCTCTTTGGGAGTTTTGTCGGAACTTCTAAGTGGAGGCCTTGGTGCAGGAGAGGCATCCAGAGACCCCTCTCAACTCGATGCATCTTCCGCAATATCCTCCGCCCTAGAGATTGGCGGCGCGGGGTTTGTAGATGCGTCACTTGACACCGATTATATAAGAGAGAGGCTCAGAACTTTTTATCTGGGCAAAAATTTCATTAATGCATCAGACCCAGTTCATTTTTACATAAGAGGAAATCGCACGTTCTCTGACTTTACAGATTCTGGCTCGGTCTATCCCGAAGAGGCCAGCGAATCTCCATTTGACAAAGAGTATCTAACTATAGATGATTCCATCTTAAGGGCGGAGTACATTCTGTATACAAACCAGAAGATGAGCATAGAGCAGTATCGAGATCTTAGGCGGAGACAGGATAATTCTTTTGGAATGGTTCACGTTTTTGGCGGATTTATAACGTCTATAACAGAAAATTACTCTGGAGGTTTTCACAATCTGAGCGTATCTTGTACGGATAATATGTCTTGGCTAAAATGGAGTCAATTTGCGGTTCAGCCAGCACTAAGCGATCCAAAGGGAATTCTGGAAGATCCTCTAACTCCATATGATTTCTCCCGAGATGAGCAGGGAGTTGTAATTCCCGGAACAAGAGAGCTTTTGTATGAAAACAAACAGCTTTTGCAGACCGGCCTGCTAAGTTACGACTCTGGGCTATTTGCGGGCCAAAATGCTTCGGAAGGAAACTTGCTACAGGGGCAATATAACGGAATAGGATCTCTGCGTGGCAAGAAGGTGATGCAACATCCGAGTGGATTTATTTACAGATGGAAGACTGGAATCATAACAGCTACTGCAGGGTTCCAGGCGGCAGACTCTACAGGAGAGTTACAAGATAATATTTATTCTAGTCAACGCTATCAGGTAACTGTTACAAATAACGTTTTGAACAACTTAGATATACCAAATATTTTAAGCATTCTGATCGTAGGCCAGCCTTATAACATAGAGAGCTTTATAGAGCAGGCGTTGGCTGCTCATAATAAGCTAGATAAGTCCACAAGGCTCAATCCGTTAGACCCGCTAACAGGTGTTTTGGATACGGTTAGAAAGCAAAATAACTATTATGGCAATTTTCAGCCTTACAGAATGCTGACTATGAACTCTGCTTCAACAGAACAAATGCTAAATAATGCTAGCCGCAGAGATGTAGCAAACAATAACATAAAAAGCTTGCAAGCCAGAAAGAAGCTTCTTAGAAGAAAGATTTCAGATATAGAAAAAAGCTCTGGGCCGACCCTCCAGGGCGGGATCTTTGCGTCCACTCTTTCTTCGGAAATACAGGCAATAGATGAAGCCATTAGAGAACAGATTAAGATTGGCACGACATCTACAAACGCTCTAACTTCTGAGGAGCAAATCGGCATCCAGATAAGCCTATCTGGTGCCGCAAACTTGCCGATATCAGGAGATCAAGAAGAGAATAACGATGTAACTAGAGCCATGATGTTAGTGGGAGCTCAAAGGAAGATCGAAGATGTAAGGCTAAATAGAGACAGGAATCTCTTTATGGTCTCTGATCAGTATGACTCTGCAGACATCCGTCCATTCATCTTAAGTCTAAATCGTAGTGGATGGAAGCTGTTTGATGGTCTCTTCAAAGATTCTTGGCAGCTATGTAATGAGGCGTCTAATTATTTAGACTTAGAATTCTTTTGCAATTCTCAGGGACATTTGGAATTTAGGCCTCCGCTCTGGAACAGAGTGCCTCTCAGCATTCTAAGGGAGGCTATAAGAAGACAAACTAATGAGAATAAGAATATTATTCCTCGATTTGTAACTGATCTATTTCAAACAAGAATCGAGGGAATCTATCTTCAGGTTCATGCTCTAAACATAAAGATTGCTTTAATTGCCCTTTTGCTAGGGAAGTATCCAGATAGAAATCTGATTCCAAACATGAGCTTTGGAGGCGCTTCCTCTCTTCCTTTCTTTGGGGTTCATATACATAAAGATAATAGCTCCTATTACAACGAGCCAGGGCCAAACGAATTCAAAGGAGGATCATCTGACGTAAAGAATCTTTCTCTCTTTAAGACAAATCATCCAATTAGCACTAGAAGGCCCGGGGATAATGGCCTGGACTTATCTGCCAGCTTTCAGCAGAAGGGCGATGTCTTAGGAGGAAATACGGACAAGCTCCTGGGAACATTTGATCCCATCGTTCAGGAGCAGATGAGTTTGGTAAATGACTCCCAAACTCAAGTTGGGGGCAATTCTGGATATCCGGCTGTTCATTTTTCGGCATCTGATTTAAATAATATTAGAAATTCATTTAAAAAACAATTCGGAAGAGATCCAGCCTCAGGCCTTATCGGCTCAGGAGATTCTTTCGATGATAAGCACTTCTCTTATTTTACAAATGTCACCTCTGAGGAGGGCGATCCATTCTTTTCTGAAGAGGATTTGCTAGGAAAGCTGAAGCAGGCCATCTCCAACAGGGACTCATTTGTTTCTATGCTTCAGGCAAACTTAGTCAAGCAAAAAGAATTGAGCGAAATAGAAACATTCCTGCAAACTGGAGAAGGCTCTGACATAGAGCTGGATATTAACGATAAGGTTGTAGATTTTCTGGAAAAAAGCGCAAATGCACTCCAGACTGGATCGGATATTTTAACCGGGAAAATGTCTGAGGGCGCTGTATATGATCACTTGATTGAAGATGACACCAGAAATCTTTTAGGATATGGCTCCGGAAAAAGATTCATTCTAAAAGATGAGTTTATAATAAGTTCAACTTTTTCCGAAAACCCTCCTGAGTTTACTAGGCTTGATATAAGTGGTAATGCTCCACTTATTGGAGACGGATTAAACAGAGGCTTTGAAGGGCTATACTTTTGGGCTGGAGCTACAGACTTCGATTTATGGAGACAGTATGGATATAAACCTGCCAAACAATCTATTCCTTTTATAAGCGATACAGAAGGACAGGCAAAACCCTATGCGATATTAAAGCTTGGAATGCAAAAGTTTGCCGTAAATATGGGGTCTGTTACTATTTCTGGAAATGAGTTCTATCAGCCCGGAGATACCGTCTTCATTCCAAGCAAAGGGCTTCTCTATTACGTAAAGAGTGTCTCTCATACTTTCAGCTTTGGAAGCTCTTATACGACAAAGCTAGACTTAGAATACGGCCATCCGGCTGGAGACTATATTCCTGGCCCATTGGATATTATTGGTCAACAAATGGTCTCTAATTTCATTGAGGATCCATCCTTGATATACAGATCGAGTGAGACTGATGATAATTATCGTCCATTGAGCCCAGACTCTGCGATAGTCTTTCCGTCTAGCGCTGTAAAGCCCGCCAAATTATTGGCATTTAATGATAACCAAATAAGATTTACAAATATGATGCTGGATTTAATGGGCGGCTTGTCTGGAGACAGATACGTTCTGATTAGAGGGTTTGCTCTTAACGAAGATGATGAAAGCGGGATCGAAGAGGCTAAAAAGAAGATGGCAGCCATAAGGTCTCTGCTAGAATCTCCGTCTCAAGTTGCCCAAAGCAATCCATTTTCTGGAGGAGATGATCTGATTCCGGAAACGAGATCACTGAAGCCTATGCGTCTACCTAATAGCATTCCTGTTTCAAAAATACCTGCAAAGAAGATTATTGAGCAAGTCTCCTTCTTTAAGAAGACAGACGAAAATTCAGTTGGACAGATTCAATGTTTGGACAGGACCCTCTTGGCCGCAATTAAGCACGATGAACAATTAGATGGCTTGTCTGAAGAGCAGATAACAGGAATTTTTCCAAAGGGAGGGCCAAGTCAAGGAGGATGGGCTGACATTCGAGAAGAAGTAACTGCCTTTAGCTTTACAAAAGAATACAAGGCCAGCATAGTAGAAGTCGGGATTATAAATATTCCCTCTGGAATGTTGGATAGGAAAGTCGTGTAAGTATGTCGATTTCCCCAGAAGAAGTAGAGGGTCAGCTTTCAAGCTTTAAGGTATTTGAGGCTCTTATCAAGGATATAGACTTGGTAACTGGTGACCTTATAATAAGTACAGATCCAACTGACAACGATGATCCTTATGTTATTCCTCCAGTTTATTACGGAGGAGTTGGCGACGCAGGCATTTATCAGCATCCGGAAATTGGGGATACAGTTATATGCACAAGAGTATACCCTGGCGGGAAAGGCATTGTGCAGGCGATTAGAATTGTCCCCAAAACAGATAGGGGGAGCGAAGCCGGAGGAACGCCATCTGAGAATGCTCTCGCCGGAAGGTCTGAGTATCCCATAAAGAACATGAAATCTGGAGAGGTAAAGGTCTTTGGAGGCGGTGGCTCTGAGTTATATCTCTCTGGGTCTGGAGGAGCTGGAACGGGAATCTTCCTGGGGAATGAGCTTAGCAATGGAATCTTTATTGAAAAAACAAATTCCACTAAAACAAACCTTTCTGTCGTTTCAGACTCTGTCCAGATGGTTAGTTCTGCACATAGAATCTCTTCGAGAGAAGTCGTTAGAATTCCAAGCGGCTTTACCCAAAAGAGCGGAGTTGCAGATGTAGGAAATGATCTTTTAACTTATAATTTAGACTACGGAATTACAAGAGGTATTTTCCCCGGATTTAAGGCAGCCCCCGTAAGCTTGTTCGGAGGAAAAAGAAATCCTGCGCTATCTGAGTATAGGCTTGTTGTAAATGAGATATCTGAGGCAGACTATTTTAGAGGGTGGGACCAAGAGGCTTCTCTGGTAAGGACTAATAGTACTTCTAAATTTTCAACAAAAAAAGAAGTAAGAGCCATTTCTCAAGAAAATGCCCTACACCTTGCTCCGCATCAGCTTGTTGAAGTAATTGCAGGAAACGTTGTAAATTCAAGAGGAGAGGTGCTTGATTCAAATTATGGCAGAGTATCGATAGGAGATTCCCTGGGTCATCCTTCTGGCACAGATCTCATCTTAGGATACGAAGAAGGGAGACTAAAGTCCAGAAGAGGCATCGGTTATCACTTTCAGGTTTCTACGAATAGCTTGTCAAGCAAGACTTCGAATAGCAGAGACAACTTCGTTTTGTCCATTGATAAAGAGGGGGCTTTGAAGGCAAATATTCCAGCTACATCAAATACTGGAAATATTCCTTATCCTAATTTCGCAGAATTTTATTCTGAAAAAACAGATAAAATTGAAACCACATATGGCTTTAGAAAAAAGGAAAAGATTCCGATTACATTGCGAGATGCAGAGAGCGGAGTGTTGTTTCCAGCTAGTTCTGCAGTGGACGCCATTCAGGAGGAGGAAAGCGGAGCTACTCGTTTTACCGGAATTAGGTATTCGAATGATGACAATTATTTCGAAGGCCTTGGATCTGAGACTGCTGCAGACTCAGAGAGTATTCGAGTAAATCCAACTAAACATCACAATATATATGCTGCAGCAGAAATGCTTATTGCGAATACAATAAATAACGTTTTGATTCCATTTCAAAATGCAAAATGCACAGGCTATATTCCCGGCAATTCGATCAATAAATCTTTTGAGAGAGCATCGGAAACTTTTGGATTAGACGGAGAAGATTCAGCACAAGTTAATTATATGGCGGCAGTGAGTGTTTATCCCGGCCCTCCCGCTATAGACCCCGGAGGAGGCGTGCTTGTCGCGGGACAAGATTTCACACAGGAGTTTAATGAAAATGAAGACAGAGTTAATATTCAGTATTCTAATTCATTTGCTGTAAGTAAAAGTGAGCAGGGCGATTTAATCTCTACGAATATCGACAAGTCAAAAGAGGCCAGAAAAGCTCCGGGTGGCAAGAGCGCCAATCTAAACTTCGAAGGATCGATAGAAGCATCTGTGGGGTCAGATAATAACGATCAAAAAAGCATTATATTAGATGCAGCAGGCAGTATGATCGCATGGTTTGGCAAAGATAAAAACAATAGAAGCTTAGTCGTACAGACTGATGGTGATACGTTGTTTAATATCGGAGGAACTAATGGCGATCAATTTAATGAAGGAAGATTCGAATTAAGGGTAAATGTTAATCATAAAGGGTTCCTCGGAGAAGAGGTCGATAGCGTAAATGCTTCTGATTATATCATATCTATAAGCAAGAATGGCTTGGTTATTGCAGGAATGAATCCCGGAAGCCCTATGGTGATTAGAAATGATGGAGATATTGCGCTAGAAAGCACGTCTAAGCTAATTCTTGCGGGACAAAGCGTTGAAGTTAGAGAGGGGAATAGGCCTCCGAGAAAAACTTATAAGGATCCTGTATCTACGGATACACCAGATGCCACGATTGAGGGAGTTCCGGACCAAATCAAATGCCTGCTGGATTCTGTTGGTGAGTAAATATATTATTACAAGTAATATAAGCTTAGGATTATAATGGCTAGTTCTTCAAAAATTTTATTAGATTTAATCGGCCCAATATCTCAGTCTGAAGACTTTTCTAAAATAAGCATAAATTGCTCAGAAGAAGATGAGTTTGTAAGTAGCGCTGGATTGGAAGGCGCTAAATATGAGGTATTATTTCCGAAAGCTTCTTCCGAAGAAGATGTAGTGCCTCTTATCGGTGGAGCCATTATGAAGCTATCGCTCGGAAACGAGCTAAAGCCTCTTGGTCCGCTGAAGTCAAGCAGATATGATGCACCAGTTAAGGCTCTGGAGAAATATATTTCTTCGACCGGAATTGGCTCAGTAAAAGCTGGCAGTGGAGAGCAGAGGCTTTCTGTCTTAACTGCCGCTAGAGTTGCAATAAACAAAGCTCTTCAAAATATGCCCAACATAACGACTGGGCTTAATTCTAATCAGATCCCAACTGTTTATCTTAGCAGCCTAAGGGGCTCTTATAGTGGTGTTTCTGATGTAAATAATTCTATTTCAGAAAGTGGAAAGTCTCGCCTCTCTTCTATGTCCAAAATTGGTGGATTAAAGTTTATTCCATTTGATAAAGTTAAGACCATATTAGAGGCTCTCACTTTTGATCCTGAAGATTTTGAAAATGAAGATTATGGTCTAAGCAATTACGTTGGATTATCTGGCAAAACGTTTAGGGAACTAAGAATACAGAGTAAGAGTCAGGAGCTAAGCTCTAATCCTGATGAAATTGCTCAAATTCTGTTAGATTTATTCCCTATTTTTCATATTGAAGAAAAATTCCTAGAAGGAAAAAGATCGAAGGATATTGTCGGTTATTGCACTGCAATAGACAACGATATATACATAAAAACTCCAGATATATCCGGAAGAAATAGCTCTGGCATTACAAACTTAGAAGTTGAAGACGAAGAAGACTCCTTGTTCTTTTGCTTAGAGCTGGCAAACAAGCAGACTAAGGACTATAAGGCGCTAGCGTTTGAGTATGCCGCTCCTCCTGATATTAAAATAGAAGACGGAGAAAAAGGCTACCCTCTAAACAAGGCTCCTGTTTCTATCTCTATTTTTGCCGATGGACATGATTCTTCTTTTAAGTATTTTCTATCCCCAATCATTTCCCCCAAGCAAAGTCCTTCTCTTCCAAAAGAATTCGTAAAGATTTCGGGCGCAGTAGAAATGTTCACTGCCCCAGTTATATCTCTTCCATATTTCGACCCAGAAAATAAGGATCTAAAGCCTATCATTAGCTTTGATGATAGCGAGCACGGAACAAGCGTAGAGAGCATCTTTAGCGACCTAAGTGCATATCTACTGTCTTCTGGATCACCTATCATTACAAATCCTTCTTCTTATTACGCTCAGAAGTCTCTTGGATTACCGTTGTCTGTATCTTTGAATGCAATTGGGGTGCCGAATATTACAAGTTTGTTAGGAGAGCTAAATAGGCCTGATATGCTAATGGGTTCCAGGGACTTTTCGAAAGAGACTTACATTAAGAATGATAGAAAGTGGTTTAATCAAAAGATCTGCTCAGCAAAAAGCCTTATGGTGTCTGTCTGTCCAAATATTCTTACCGATATAAGCCAAGTTCCCGCTAACTGGATCCGCCTTGAGCCTAAGGCTTCAGGCGAATATATCGATTTAAGCGTTCCCTATGATCATGACGGATTGAGCAAGAGAGGCTTGAGCGGATATAGCCCAAGCGTGACGCATCAGTTCGCCCTCTATGCCATGGACGAATATGGGCAGATAGTTCGCGTGCCTGGGGAGAATATCTCAATTTCTCCTCAGGTCAGCATAATAGAGGGCGTTACTCCAGACGGGTTCGCTGGCGGCTTGCTATTGGGCTCGGATGTCACAAGCATGACCCTATCCCTTGATAGGGAGGTCACAGATGCTTCTGTTAGAATATTTTCTGATCTAAATACATCTGAGGAAATAAATGTTAGCGATATAGCAATAAGCTCTCAAGGTTCAGGCATAATTATCTCTTCTTCTGAACCGCTAGTTGAATCTTTGTTTGAAAATAAAACTGGGATTTATTATATCCAAGTAGTTTCGGAAGATGGGTCAGCTAGCGATAATCTTGGGCCAATAGCAATTTTTCCTGACTTTACAGATCTCCCCGCAAGACCTGAGGACAAGATCGAATTTAAAGTTCTAGATGGACTGACAGCGCCGCGATTTGGGAAAGAAATAGACTCAATTCCATTGCTAATGGACGGAGAGGCAAGCGCAGAGATTATATTAAAATACAGCAGACCTGTATTCAGAGAGGGTCTGCCTCTATATGGATATATCGGAATACTAAATGATTCTGAAAGAAATAATCTCTCCATTTTAAAAGAGGACATCGGCTGGACAGCAGATAACCCCTCCTCCTCTCCTCTGGCTTTGACAACCCTATCGAGTACGCCCCTTATTGTTCCGACAAAAATGGAGTATGTGTTTGGAACCGATGATTTTTCTAGGATCAACAACCATAAGGTAAAGCTTAAGTTTCCAGGGCCTGGAGCAAAGCTCAACATAAGCAGGTTTAATGAATTGGTTGGAGAGGATCGAGGAGAGGGAGATCTAGAATTTCTAGAATACCCCAGAGCTTATATTATTCTTTCTAACAAACGAATTCACGACAAGATCTCTCTTGGGGCTTCTGATTTTGCTATGATTCCGATTGGTTCAACTGGCAAAAATGGAGAGAAGCCTGCTTTTATAAACCCTCCCTATGTAAACGCTTTGGCAATGAAGCTGTCAAACGTAGGAATAGGCAATAGTAAATCATTTTCAAATGTTACTAGGTCTTCTCTTGAGCCGTATCGAGATTATATAAGCGGAATAAATATTGATGAGCTTGAAGATGAAAGCGAACTAAGAACAAACAATAAGATCGCCAGATTATCAGTCCTTTTCGAAGGGTATAGTGACGAGCCCAGAATATCCAGATCTTACAAAGTTTCTATAGGATCTGGGGCTAACGTAAAGAAGATACGAGGCAAAAGACTTGGCCTTATTAGGGGCGAAAAAAATAAGCTCATTGCAAACTATATAGACATAAGAGGGGTGAGCGATACAGGCTTTCTTGATATTATTGTAACAAAGAAGGATAGACGCTTTAATGTTACCTATGATTCCGTTGTTCGAAAGAGGCTTACTGTTGATTTTGAAGATACAGAGGAAGATTCTGAAATAATAGACGAATCCATCGTTAAGTCGAGACTCTTCTCTTCTGAAGATAATATTTTGGCGAAAGAAGCGAATAAGCTTATTCCTAAGATTATTGAAAAAGATGATGGGACTAATCGATTCGTTCCATTTCCAAATATTTTTCCGGCTAGTTTAAATCTTTCTCCAATCCCTTTAAGAACAGGTTCATACATTGGGAACGATGACGCTTCTAACGTAAATTCTTATCTAAACTTTCCAAATCCAATAAAGATATTTCCAAGTGTAGATTTAGTCTTTGGAGCAGAAGAGCCTAAGATAGAAGGTGGCGAAGAAAAGATAGCTTACGGAATGCTTCTCTCAGATATAACAATAGGTCCCGAAAGAGATAAGGCATTTGGAGAGATTGTAAAAATAAATACAAGTGGCTCTTCAGAGGTTCTCTTGTCGCTATCTGATGTAAGCGCTGGAATAGAAAGGATAAGAGAGCAGGGAAGCGCTCAGCTGAAGGACTTAAATGCAGAGAAGGAAGCCCTTAAGGCAAGTAAGGATGACCCGGAGGGTCTTCTTTCTGATGAGAAGATTCAGGAGATTGACGGAAAGATTCAGGCTATCGAAGAGAAAGAAGCAGCATATAATTCTGCGTTAACAGCAGCCGACGCTGCCGTGCCCGGAACGTCTGAGGTATCCGCAGACGACAGCGCAGCCTCTACGTTGGCCGCTGGAGCCGCAGGCGCTGCGGAGGCCACAGGAGCCGTCGTAGGGGCCGCAAACGATGCCCTAGGATTGCTTGAGGACGGACTTGCGCTGATCCAGACGTTGACTGACAAGCTATCAAGCTTAACCGGGCTCGCAGGACAGATAAGCGAAGGATTAGAGCAAAGCGCTTCTGCTATGGGGCCGAGAGAAAGCGACTTTAGTCGAGTTAATATTAAGAATATTTTTATAGACAAAGAATCATCTATTCCAACTTCGTTTATCGACATGAGCGACGATGCTACGAAGGCAAAGCTTGTTTTGGATTTCCGCTTTGGGCAAACATCTGCAATTAAATTTAATGTTCCAGAGATAATTAGGATTATTGGAGATGGTGGCGATGAATATGTTCCAGACCATTTAGCCGGAGGAAGTGGGGATAAGCCCTTCTCTAAATTCGTATTAAAATCAGGACAAGTATTCTACATAGTAGCAGAGGGGGCTACCAGAAATACAAAGATAGAGCTGGGCGGAAGGCGTATCAAGATCCTTGAGATTACTCCAGAAAGTATATATCTAAAGTTTAAAGTTAAGGCCCCGAATTTGTCAAAAACCTCTGCCTTTGGTGGGGATGACTGCATTACATTGGCGTTAACAAACTCTAGCGAGAAGCACATACAGGTTGCCCGCCAAATAGGTAACGATATTGCAATAGATTTAGATAAGAAGATTGGAGACAGCATTGATGGAGGGTCAAGAAACAAGCGCGGCTTACCAACGGATTTAAAGGAGAAGCTGTCTGATAGGCCGCTGAAGTTTACGTCTGTAATCTTAGACAAGGCGAATGTTCCTAAGGAGTTCATTCAAAGCTTTTGCGATATGTCGTTTCACTTAACTGGAGAGTTGGCTCTGCAGTTAAGAAATTTCAAGGTCTTGCTTGTTCCGATTAAAGTTATATTCTGCATCATAGACGTTATCTGTGCTCTGCTTAATCCGATAGCTCTTGTTTTCGCCATAATCAGATTATTCTTGTGCTTGTATGATTTGATTCTATTGCTTCCGCAACTATCAGTCCCGGCAATGTTATTGGCGCTCGTTCTTCACGTTATCGAATTGCTTCTTTGCATCATCCTGAAGGTCTTGAGTACTGTTAACGCAATTAATGAAATATCCACTGCAATTAAAAACGCAGTAGAGCAGAGGAACTACCCTGCTATAATAGCTCTTGAGGAAACGATTAGTGAGCATCTTGCGAGCCTAGAGGCCGATCTTACTGTTTTGGATCCAATTCTTAATATCCTGGCCTTATTCTTAGAGCTACTAAGTTTAACCTTCGCATTCCCATGTCAGATTAAAACAGACGCCGATGAAGAGGCCTGTATAGATCCATCTCAATTGGCCGGATTAATCATGAGCAAGGTTGTTCCGGCCGGAAGAATAGTTCCGGATGCGCTTCTTCCTATGGCTCAAACGTACACTACTCTTCCGGTTGATGACGTAGGTTCGGCAGGGAATACCCCTCCAGCAATTTTTGATCTTGGAAGTATCTTATCGGAAGTATCAGAGCAAGGTTCCGGTGTTGAAATTGTATCTGACAATACCGGATTTGGCGGAAGGCCTTTGCCCGGGATAAGGAGCAGTCTGACGGGAGACAATATTTTAATTGAAGAGGGAGGCTTTTTCGAGGGAGACTTAGATGGAAACGGAGAGCATGATAACGTTAATTACCAAAGCCTAAGGTTTAATGGAGGAGACTTTGAGGGAACTTTTGGACTTTCATTTTCAAGATCAATAAAGGAGTTCGCAATCTTCACAGGACCTGACCCGAGAATGGTTTGGTTTGAATTTAATGAGAGTGGGAAAACTGCTCCACATGCCTTTATTCCATTTTTCGCTCCATTTTTCGACAAAAAGACTATAGATAATTTACAAACATTGGATTCTCCTCCTAGCTTTTTGAAGCCAGACGGCAACTCTCTGAAGATAGCAGGAGATATGGATGACATAGGCTTTGTCTCTCCAATTGATGGGGCGTCCGACAAAGATGCAACTGGAGGATTCTTTTTAGAACGAGGGGCCGATTTAAATGGAGCTAGAACCTACCAGCCTAAGCCGCTAACTGTAACATTTGAACTTCAAGAGCCTGGAGTAAACCCTGATACTTTATCTGCCGAATTTACTCCGGTTGAAGTGACCAAGACATTCGGATCAATCCCAATGATCGCCTTGATAGATGACGAGTTTAATATCTATTTTGTCGAAGCGCCCGGTACTGGTCAGGGGGGAATTATAGTTGAGGATGTGAACGGAGTTCCTGCAATAACTGCTATTCACGCCAAAATGATGAACTTTCCAACTGCGCCCAAGAAAGCCTTTACGGTAGAGGGCCGAGAAATATACCTGTCATTTGCAGAGCTGAATCCCGATCCCGCCTCAACCCAGGCTGCCTCTCTTGAGGCTCTTGAGAATGATCATGAAATTAATGCTGGAGAGATACTAATTTGGCAGCAAGCCAATTATAATGCAATTGCAGGCAGTGCTGATCAGCCTTTCGAATTTTTTGCAGATGGAACTGCTGTAGGTGACTACGATTATGTTGGAGGTTCACCAGCGGACATTGACGCCATAACAAGGGCTGCCAATACGATTAATGTCTTTGACTTCCCCAGGCTTTATGTGGTGGATATGCGTCAGTTATCTGGAGATATTGCAGCAGCATGTGGTGCGTCTGGCCCAACGGAACTTCTTCTCGATCTTCCTGGCTTTACAGAGCCTGACAAGATAGAGGATAGCATCGGAACCCTTACAGATTGTCTTGAGGCCTTTTTAAGCTTCTTTCATAGTGAAGAAGAGGACTCCGAGGGAATTCCAATTGGGATAATTCCAAAGATAAGGAATTCGTTAGAACTCGGAAAGATTCCCAGTCAGATTTCCGTTCAAGATGTAGTTGCTCAGTACAACACACTTAAAGAATGTTATGAAGATGAGGTAGACAATATTTGCGGATTTGTAATAAATCCATTGAATACTTCTTTTAAGATTGAGAATGATGATGATGAAACTGCTCTTGCAGAATTTGTGAACCCAGAGCAGGAGGATCTTGCAACACTAGCTGGTTTCGATATAGTTGATGAGCTAGAGTTCGATGAAGAGCTTGCAGGGTTTCCTCAAATAACAGGGGCTATGGAGTATGCTTCCGGAATAGGTGATTCGGCAACAGTAGCGGTAGGGAGTAAGGCCATCGTCAAGATAATTCCAAGAGATTGTTATGATGAAGTTTTGGCTCCAGCGCTTGACCTCACAGACTCTATCAAAATTGACTTTCTAAAGGATGAGACGGGAGGGGCAGAGCTAGTCGCTGCAACTTCCGAAGATTCTTCTGTTATTTTCGAAAAAGAAGGTGGAGAGTATACCTTCGCGGTTACTGCTCCTGCAGCAGGAAAAGTTCAAATAAGAGCCACAATATGCTCAACCGTTGTCCAGGCGGTTACCGACCGAGGAATAGTGGATCCAAGAGTGGAGGCTGCAGAGGTAGAGGTTGATTGTGTGGATGATTCTACAATTACTGTCGCAGAAGCAAGTGAGGAATTTGCCCCCGGAGCTTTATCGAAAGTCGACAGAATCTTAACAGTTCTCTTTGTCCCGGCAGTAAGCACTTCTGGAGTCGGCTATGGAGATGAGGACAGAGAAAATAGCGCGAAGTCATCTAAGCCATCGCCTCAAACATTCGGAACGAAATTAGAGAATTAAAATGGCAGATATTCTAAATACGATAGGAGAACTTATTGGGCTGGCATCTTCGACCGGAAATGTGAGCGAAGAGACATTTCTTGGAACTGCATTGCAAGAAGCAATTGGGGCTTTAGAGGGAAGATATAATGTAGATCCGTTTCTGCATGAGTCCAAGGGCGATGAATACGAGAAGATGTTTTCAGAGATAGGCGAAAACTTTGGAACATTATTTGCAGAGCTGAATAAAATTAGATCATCATTTTTGCCCTTTGAATTAGCGAAAGAAGTTCCGACTGTAGAAGGAGAGAATCTTAACTTCAATGAGATTGTAAATTCAGAGTCGGTCTTAGAATCATATGAGAATGCTTTCTTCAGGATGCTGGGAATGCCGTCCTCGGCAAATATTCAGGATAACGTTCGACTTACTTATGTAACTGCTAGCGGCGCGAAGAAAAAGACCGGGTTAAACAAAGAGCAGTATACTGCCGGAAGGCTTGATGTAAGGCAGCTTGGAAAGAATAGTCGTCCAGAAGTTCTTGGAGATGAGATATATAGCCTTAGCAAGGCTAGCGATCCGTTTTCCAAGCTGTCCGATTTGGGCCTACAGCAACTTGACTTGTTAAGAGAAATTCTTTTGGATCTAAAAAATCTAAAAAATATAAAGAATAAAGCGACAAAAGATGCAGGAGAGCTTTCAAGAGGAATATATACAAAAACGGTAGAAGCGACAAAGGAAGAGTCTGATTTGACAGAGCGGAGCAAAGAGAGCCTTAAGTCGTGGACTGAGCACTTTGGGGAAGGCTCGACTCTTTCTGAAGATGAAGTAAATGAGCTTGCAGTGCCGATGATCTTAAGGAATATATTTATCGAGACTCTAAGGCTTTTGGAGCCAACTATTCGCGTACCTGCAGAGATTATTTCCGAAATAATCTTTGACAGCGAAGTTTTGGGGAAAAAAGACATTAGCGTTAGAAGGCTTGACTTATCCGAGAATTTTTGGAAATATCACTATTTACTCTTTCCGCCTATACAAGATGAGAGAATTGAAAAATGCATCAATGAAAGCGAGAAGATAGTCGCTGAACCTTTTCTGCCTAAAGCACTAAGGGTTATAAATAGTAAGAAGATGAAGCCTACTCTGTTGGAAGCCGTTATAAGAATAAGGTTAGACGTAATCTCTGGAACACATGTAACTTATCCGCGAAATGGATCTCAGGCCCCTACTTCGATTGGCCTTGCGTCTAAGAGCATGACCTATGAGGGTACGAGAGATCAGCTCGGTCTGTTAGAAGCCTTGTTGATTACTAGATTATTCTCTTCTTTATATGGAATGGCCCTTGACATTAAGAGCAAAGTTAAGTCTATGCATGTTGTGCAGGTCAAAACTGGAAGAAAGACTAAAGACGAAAAGAAGAGTGATGCTCAGGCCAACGCTCACGTCGATGGTAACGTAAAAAGTGAAGAGCAAAGACAATTTGAATTGATCAAAACTATTGAAGACTCAATTTTTTTGCTATTAGGTGAAAATGCTTCTCCAGAAGTTTTGGACTTACAAGCTGGCACGGTAAGATCCTCGGCTATAAAGGAAGCACATCTTATGAGCGCTGTTTTGGCGGCAATAGACGTTCCTAGGCGATGGGCTGTTTCTAAAATAGACAATATAAACTCAAGGAACATTAGGGCTGCAGATAAGGCGGATAAGGCTAGAGAAGGCATTGGCAGCAAGCTGGGGGTTTCTAAGGGCATTGGGTCTATAGATGTTTTGGTTTTTATAATAGCCTTTTTCTCTGTCCCTGTTGACGTTCTGATCTCGTTATTAAACCAGCAGCAATTTGCCTATATGAAGTCGGAATTTCCCAAAGGGTTTTTCGACGGCTTCCAGCTAGAGCTGAACATGGGAGACGCCGTTCAAAAGATTTCCGACGCCGCATTTGACGGATATGAGCTAGTAAGGTTTATCATTTCCAGTGAGGGCGTGGAGCTATTTGTCTATAACGATTAGAGCCTCCTTCTGAGCCTTGCTTTCGTGACATTTCTATTATTTTTATAACAAAATAGGGAGTCTAAGTAGATAATATGTCTTTTGATCTAAGAATAGAAAATGGAGATTTGAAAATAAATGCTGATGGCACGTTATCTACCGTAGCTGGCAACTCGAAGCTGAGGCAAGATATTTTAAAAATCTTGCTTACAAGTTTGGGTGATAATAAATTTCATCCGAAATATGGAAGCCACGTTGGAAAGCTCCAGATAGGAAGCTATGTTGACGAGAGGATTATATCTTTAGATATAGAGTCATCTGCAAGAACTGCACTCAGAAATTTAATGTCTCTTCAGCGGTCACAGTCTAGAAGACAATCGCTATCTCCTGGAGAAACTATTGTAGATATCTTGGGCTTAGAAGTTACGAGAGACAAAGCTGATCCGAGATTGTATAACATATTTATTTCAGTAGCAACTCAATCATTAGATAAGATAGAAAGCTCTATAACAGTAAGAATAGCTTAGGGGAAAAGATGGCTACGTTTAGATCATTTAGCGAAATAGTATCTACAATGCTGCAGAGGTTAAGGCTCTCTCAGCCGAGCCTAGATACAAAGCCCGGTTCTGTCTCTAGAGATCTCTTCGTAGATCTTCCTGCAGATGAGCTGTCAAGGCTATATTCTGCTCTAAACCTAGTCTCAGAGAAACAATCCCTAGCGTCCTCCATAGGAAGAGATTTGGAGCGCTTAGGAGCTAACTTCGGAGTCTTCAAAAACTCTGGAACATTGGCTAGCGGAATTCTTATTTTTGCAACCAACAGTCTTACCTCAGATATCTCCATCCCTAGCGGAACTACAGGGACTTCAAGAGGGGGAATCAGCTTTCGAACAGTAGGTAATTATGTAATGTCTTCGGCGGATAAAAATCGCTTGGCAGCGAATGCCTCAAGGCTCAGAAAGTCACTGAACATTGCAGGGCTTAATAGCGCTTACGCCATAGAGGTTCCAATAAGAGCCATTAGGCCTGGGTCGGCAGGTAACGTGGGTTCGCTACAAATAATAAACTCTAACCTTCAAGGTGCTGCCTCAGTCGTGAATTTAACTCCGACTACTGGCGGAACAAACCAAGAGAGCGATGACTCTTTTCGTGCCAGAATTTTAGCCATATTCAGCGGAGCAAACACGGGAACTTCTGCTGGGTACAGAAACTCAGTATTAGGAGTTTCTGGCGTCCTAGATGCGCTAGTCGTTGAACCCGGTAACTCTCTTATGCTTAGAGACGGTACGGAATCAATAGAGCTTGATGACGGGACTAGTAGAATTTTAAGCTCAGGAACAGGCGGAAAGGTAGACATATATATATTGGGAAGAAAGATAGAGGCTATTTCTGAATCATATGTATTCACAGACCTATCTGGCTCTGGGAATATTTTCGATGAAAGAAACGACTATATACTAGGCCAGTCAAATCAAGACCTCACTAGGACTTCAGAGGAAAGGCGAGTCCAGGCTTTCAAAGAAGGCCTTTTGCCAGCGCAACCCGTAGATTCCATGGTCTCTGTAGTTGGAAGTTCCTCTGGAGCTTTGACCGAAGCATTTTTGGATCAAAATGGAGTTAAGCGCGGAAACTTTGAGCTTCAAAAAGATCTTAATCCAGAAACGGGAGGAAGCCCGTTTGGCTTTGATAAGATTCACTTTATTTCAAATAAAAAAGAAGTAGAAGCAGAGCCTGTAGCGAAAGGAGAGTCTTATGGATTAGACTCATTGGAGTTTTCAGATCTCGAAAGTCTTAGCGGAGTATATGTAGACTCTAACGAAACATCTGAAAATTCAGACGTAAGTACTGCCGGATCAGAATTTATTAAATTGCGCCAAACACCTATCGTCAGAGTCTCTAGGGTCCAAAATAAGACTACAGGAGAAGTATATTCCGTTGTAAACCAAAATCTAGGTGAAGACGGCCTAAACAGAGACGGAATAATAAAGATTTCCGGACGATCACTTCCGACTTCTGCAGATATTTTAAGTGTAAATTATACTTGGAGAAAGTTTTTCGATAAACACATCGACTTCTCCGGAGGAAACCAGTTTCAGTTTAAGACTCCATTCGCAGTAGATGTAATTGATTGGGCTCAAAGCGGTGGAGTTTCTGGGGAAAAGTCAATCATTGAGAAGACAGATGATGGCCTAAACTTTCAAGTAACTCTAGATTACGATATAAGCAGGGCTATCTCTGTATATTCGAGAACTGAAGCAACTGCTATCGTAGCAACTGTTGACGCATCTGGAGCAATTGGAGTAACTCTTTCTGCTGCAAGCGAAGCGGTTAGCGAGGGAATTTTATCAATAAAAAGAGACAGTGATCTTCTGGAGGTTTATAACACGGAAGAAGGAGATGGATCCTTTAGATCTAGGGTTATCTACTTCCCGTCAGATACTTCTGCAGAGATAGGCGATACCGTTACAGTTATTTATAATAAGAAAGAATTATTTGATATAAAAGACTCAGACGGCTCTATATATAATAATGTCATTATTCTTCCATCAGAAGGTATTTTGACAGAAAATGGTCTGTTCTCTCTAGTCGAAGATGCTTTCTTCTCAGAGGAAGATATTTATGTCGATTATGTATTAAGTACTAGAACCGTATATCCCAAGATAAATCTATCCAACCTTCCTATAACAGAAGCGGCTTTATCAAATAGGCTGACCTCATCAAGCGGTACTGGCTCAAGCAGTTCAAATCAGCCAATATTCTATGACTATAAAGCTGATTCTAGCTTAACGCCAATTATTAAATTTTCTCCAACGCCAGTCGCCGTCGAGGTTTCTGGAATAACTAGCTCCGGAAAAATAAAGCTAACAGGAATAACTATTAATCGCTATACTTTAGATGTAAAAGTAGGCAACTCAGTAAGCGGTCAAATTTTTAATTTGGAAGCTGATTTAAAATCAGTTCTGGGACTAACATCTTTGCCTACGAATATTGGAATCGCCAGAGTAGATGCAGTAAGCCTTTTGGATGAAGATGGAGAAGTAGAAGCTTCTTTCGATATCCTTGGCTCCTCGCTAGAGGACGTGACCTATTCCGTTGGGACAGCCGCTGAGGATTCTTCTCTGAGTAATTATACGTTCGTCATTCCTTCTACTCCAGATAATAACTCAATCTCCCTATCTGCTGGAGATATAATCAGAGTTGAGCTGCTAGTTTATGATTCTAATGGTGCTGAAGAGATATTCTTCTCAGGGTCTTCCAAGAAGACTACTAAAAATAGATTTGGCCATATAGAGAGGGTATCTGTATCATCTGGATTTAGATCTAGCACAGGCAATCTGGTTGGCTCTATTGAGTTAAGCGCAGACAATCAACCAGATATTGGGGATACCTATAGCGTTGATTATAACTTTTTTGCGCCAAAAGAAGGAGAACGAATCAGTATATCGTATAATGTAAATAAGCTCATTATTGACTCTACCATAGAAGCGGAAAGAGTAAGGCCTGTAACTGCGGACATTTTGATAAAAGAAGCTGAGGACATACCCGTAGACGTTCAGGGCACATTGCTTATAAATGATAATGCTTTGAATAATTCTAATAAAATCGTTGAAACTGTAATAAATGCTATATCGAATGCTCTGAATACCTCTGTATTGGGAGGAACTGTTGACTATTCCGATATAATTGCAACGGCAGCTGCAGTAGATGGAGTTGACTCTGTTAATATTTCTATCTTTAACGAGAATGGCAAAACAGGAAGAATCCCGTTCATTAGAGCTCTCGATAATCAGTTTGTTTCTCCTGGCGAAATATTATTTGAAGCTGTTTCGAGGAATAAGTTTAGAATCAACTAGGTAAAGGCATGCTTCGACCAACATTATTTTCAATACCGTCCAGTACAGAGCTAAAGGTAACATTTAATAAGAATTTATCTGAAAGCTTAAGTGCTGAAAACTTTAAGATAACTTCTGTAAGCGGAAATGTAAGCGATTTAGAGGTTACGAAAGTAGCGGTATCAGAAAAACAGGTTGTAATAACCACGAAGCCGCAGGTTGCGGGCAATTATTACATTCTAAGCCTGAAGGATGCCACGGGGGCAGACTTTACTTCCTTGGACGGTGTTGCTCTAATAAATGACGATTCTAGTCGAGATCTGTATTTTCTAGGACTAAAAAATTATAATCCTGTTAGAGATAGGCTTGTTCAAAATATACCATCTCTCTATAAATTAGAAAATTCAAATCTAACAAGCCTCATCGATAATCAGGCAGAAGAGCTGTTTCGAGCGCAAAAGCATATAGGAGAGCTTTTAAGCGATAATTACATATCAGAGACAGTTGTAGATGAAAGAAGAGTTCGAAGCTCTGGAGCAACAGACAGACTGTCTAATGAAAACGCATTTATCATTGACAGAGTATCCTCTGAGCCTACAGGGGGGCTGTCTATTTTTAGGAGCCTTGATTATAGCGCAGAATCCAGTATTTCTAGACACTCTTCTTTTCCTAGCTATCCAGTCTCTACTCAGGAGATGGCAGTAACTGCCGAGGAAATTACCCTGGGGACAGAGGGGGCCTCATTCGATGGCTTTCTGGTCAATCTTTCAAAGAAGAATGTAATCAAGCTAACTAAGCTTATTCTTGTTAAGTCCGGGGAAGTCGAAGATTGCGATGGAAATCTTGGGACAGAATATAGTCTATCGACTTACAAATATTCAATTCTAGACAACAGGTATGACGAAGAGCTTGCCTTCAGCAATAGTTCTCTCTTGTCTAATCAGGTCTTGTTGTCCGAATTTGGAAATATAGATAAGCCAAAAGTTGGAGATAAGATTATTGCATCCTACTTGTATCGAGATGCGGGAATCAGGCTTAACGAAGGTTCTTTGGAGATTTTCAACTTGAAGGCCATTCCTCAAGAATCGCTTCCAGCAAATAGCAGCCGATTCTTTCTCAACAAGGCCCCCATAGTAGATTCGAATAATCTTATTCCAGAAAGAGGAGGCATATCCTTTTCATACGGGCAGGCTTCTCCCGGAATTCCTGCAGAATTTAGAAGAGAACTTGTTTATAACGCGTCAAAACTACCTTCTAAGTTAGGAGAGTACACCGTCAATTATAATACAGGAGAGGTAATTGTCGTTGGGTCAGAGAGAATAGGAGAAGGAACTGGCAATCGTGCAATTATCGCCTCCTATACTTACAGAAATTCTTTTGTAGAAAACCTAGATTATTACGTCAACAATAATGAAATTGTAGCCTCTAAGACAAGGAGTCTTAAGGGCTCCCAAGTTACTGTCGAATTTACTTATGAGAAAATCTTCCTAGATGGAGTTGACTATGCGGCTCCATGTCACACAGAGATCCTCAATGAGCCAGTTGAAAATAATTTCTCCACGTCCTTCTCTATAAGTCCTAAAAATACTCCTGTTACGGACGTTTTTAGGATTTTTAACCAAACTACTGGAGAGGTATACTCGCCTCTATATTATACAGATGACGAAATCTTTTTCTCAGGAAGAAAATCTCCTGAGTTTAAGACATCTGGGTTGGAAAGTGCTAATTTTGATCTGATTGAACTAGAGGAGCTTGCGGCGGTAGGAGAGTTCGTATGTCCGGCTTTCACTATAGAGATTAGAACAGCTCTATCTAACTCTAATATTCGTTTTTCACCAGGAATTCCTTCTGAGTTAATCAACTTAAATTCTCAGGATTATCTGATCAGAAGTACGGGCTTAACCGGCGGAGGTGATCCCGAGGATATTCAGATAAGGTTTTTTGGAGAGCCTGATTCAAACGGATTGATTCATTCATTTGGAATATCGCTAACGGCACAGGCTCCATCGCTTGGAGAGTCTGTGACGCTGGGACCATTGGGCTACGTCTTTAGCTTAGAAAAAGCTCAGGTTATTAGCAAAACACAAGATTCAGTTGGATCATTTTCTAATACTTCTGCTATTTTCTCTGATGATTCGGTATTCGTCAATGAAAAATACTTTAGGCCCTCGCCCTTATCTCCTTCTCTTAGTTTTCCCGAAAAAGGATCTTTACAGAGTGTGTTCGTATCGGAGAAGGCAGACGTAACCGTAGAAAACGTTTCACGCTTAAGAAAGCCTGGAGACTATTGTATTGATTATGACCATGGAAAAGTTTACTTGGCAGTAAGTAAAGAGCAAGAGTATGAGGCGGGATTTGTCAGCTATAGGCATGGATCATCTATTTCTAGAAATCCAAACATTATAGCCGTCTCTAGAGCATCAAAGCAGATTCTTCCATCTAATTCTGTTTTTGATTCTGCAATTAATTATAACTCTATACTTAATACAAATAATGCTATAAAGATTAATGATTTAGAAACAAGTCTTTTGAGAAATACTGGAGCATCTGCCGCAGACCTCAGCGGAAATATAGAGGAAACGAACAAAATTCTTGCGGATTACACAATTATCGTTGAGCATAAGATCTCCTCGATAAATACCATTCTTGACGAAAAATATCTTTATGGCTCTGGCCTAAACTTTGCAGAGCTTTCAAAGCGGATCCCAGATTCTGCTGCATCAGAGGCGATCCTTCCATTTTCAGATGGCGGAACAAATCTTTATGATTCTTCCTACGTAACTTTTGAAGAGAATGTTATAGATTTAAAAAAGGTATCTAAAACACGAGTCGTCAAGAAAGATGGAAGCTTCACGATTAGAATTTCTGACTCTGATCTTGAGTCAATTTTCGAGATAAAGAACAACTCTACGGGCGAAGCCATTACTGATGGAGTAGTTACTCTTAGCTCAACTGGAGCTGTCATTATAATCCCAGATAGTGCTGCCATATCCTCTCTAGACTTAGTTGAGGTCAGCTATATAACAGATGGAGTTCCATCTGTTGGCACAAAGGTGGCTGTAGATTATAGATATGGCAGGATCCACTTTGATTACACCTATTCTTATGATAATGTTTTTGTCTCTTATGAGTATGGAGACAATCAAATTGATTGGTCTATTGGAAGCGCCATAGGCGAAGGAGAAGAGTATTACGTTTCTTATAAGTATGGGGCGCTGAGGGCTGCTCTGAAGAAGAATTTCGGAATCTTAACTAAAATTCCATTTTTCCAAAACTTTGGACTGAATATTGATAGGGAGCTGTATCGTAATGCGCTTCAAGGTGCAATGCAGGCCTTTACTAACGGGCCTAAAAAATCTTCCTTTGGCACTTTGGTAAAATCCTTTACAGATATAGAGCCGGATATAACGGAGTCCGCATTTGGCAGCTGGATCTTAGGAAGAGACCTTCTTCAGCCAGAAGAAATAGAGGTTTCTGGCCCTATTAGTTTTTCAAATTCAAAATTCAAAGAAGGCTTGGATGTAAAAGATGGAACGATCGTTTCCGTTCCCTCTGTTTCAAATATCAATCTTGATGAAGGCACATTTTCCGCTTGGGTAACTCCACATTGGTCTGGAATTGATAATGATGCAGAGATTACAATTGAAATAGACAATATAGGTCTTCAGTCATATAAATATGTTCTTGGAACAGATGTTTTTAATTATGATAACAAATTTAGCCTATTTCCCAGCGACAATAGGATTGGAGGAGTAGATAGTTCTATTCCAAGCATCACACTTCACAATGGAAGGACTGTACTTATAGATGAAGAAGAAGTTCTTCAGATTGGAGTAAGTGCTCTAGCTAAGAGGGAGCCTTCTCTGACCCGAGCCACCAAGCTAGAACTTGGTATTTCAATTAAGATTGACAACTTCAGTATTCCAGAAAAAATCTCTGGAACCTCCGACTCACCTCCTGCTTTAAAGAATGGCGTCCTGGGGCTATACGAGTCTACGCACAATGTTCCAGGCTATTTGTCGGCGTCTACTCCTTCTCAGTCTTCGATAGGCTATGGGAGTCCCGGCTTTATTTCAATAGGAGATGATAATAAGCTTTTGTTCTTACAGCTTGCGCTGCGGCCCGTAACTAATGCATCTGATGGAAGCGTGTTTTACGTGGAGATAGATGATGATGATCTTTCGACAAATGACTTTCCCAAGTATGATAGACTTCATCCGACTACTAGCTGCAAGTGTACCGTAACAGATACCGTTTCTATTCTTTCTGGATTTAGAGACAGGGAAGTTCAGACTGTCAAGGCTGAATTCGATTCAGCTGTCGATATATCTCACATTCGAAGCCTCAATGCTGTTCTAACCGATGGGCCATCCGCTTTTAAGGTAACAGATTCTCGCGGAGCAATATATGAGGTATACGGGTTTATTGATGAAGATGGAGAGGAAGCCTCTGGGGCATTCCCCGATAAAATTACAGGCTTTTTGCTTAACAAGATCCCTCAAAACCATGAAGAAATTACGGCTAAAGGTTCGGAATTTTTGAATGACTTCAATCCTCTCGGAGAGTTATTCTTAAGCTATCAGATTGTATCTGTATTAACGGAGTCTGATACCGACTCCGAAAAGGTTTTGGGATATGAGGAAAAGGCTTTTGTTGCAGATTGGAGTACAGAATGCCTGGATATCTCCATTCTTAGAGATCCTAGGAAAAATCTAGTTACAATAGATCTTCTCTCTAAGACATTCTCGGAGAAAAAGACGGTCAGCCTTTTCTATACAGATCTGATCAATACTTCGGATGAAAATTATATTTTTTCAAGATTTAGCCTTGATGATCTAGCTGATTTGCCCGCAGAAAGCAGCGATAGACTAAAGGATAAGATATCAGTAGGAACTTTGGACAAAAGCTGTAGGGCGATAATAAATATTAATAAGCTTGATTATAAAATTACCAACAGATTTAGCCTAAGCGATATATACATTGGAAAGTTCGGAAGAAATCCAAAACGAAATCCATTTTCAATTAGCAAAAATGATTCGCCAAACACCTCTGTCGGAGTTCCTCTTAATTACGAAACTTCAGAGGGAGTATTTATAGGGTTTGATAATCTTTGTGAGAGTAGCCTTTCGGATGACGCTGGGCAATGGGTATTCAGAACTCGTGCTGCAGAAACTATATCTCTGCCAACATCGGTAGCAATAAGCGGCTCTGATTATGAGCTAGAGTCATCAGATATCACAGTAGAGCACACTTTTGACGGAAGAATTCTAACTGACGGAGAGTTTTCCTCTGTCACTAGATCCTATCGAAAAGAAGATGATGATTCTTGTGCTATGGGCCTAGTCTGCTCTGCTCACTACAGGTACTGCGGAGAGGATCTTCTGGAGAATGCGGGCTGGAGAAAGATTAACGAAACTGATTCTTCCATTATAAACCTTCTGCTGGGTGGCTCAGAAAACGATGTTGGATTTTGGACAAAATCTGGTAGCTTTAACACCTCTGCAGATGGAGGGGTTTATCGTATTGGACCGTCAACTTCTGTTGTCGATCCAGAGAGCGGAGATCTAGTGAATAGGAATACCCTATTCGGAAGAATACCCTGTTCGGATGGGGATTGGACTTCAACAATTAATTTCAGAGTTTTGGAGTCGGACTTCAATATAGAGGGATCTGCTTTGGCCAGATTTGTGGGCGCAGTTTCTGGAAACTTAACAGGAATTTCGCCGCTGCATATTTTTGATGGAAAGATAAACATAAAATTATTACTAGGTATCTCCGACGCCTCTCAGCCGGTCCTATTAACGATGGACGGGCATTCTGGCGATATATTGGACATATCATTTTTTGACTGGAGCGATGGAGAGTATAAAGAACTGATTATTAAAAATGAAAATGATATAATTTCCGTAGAAACTGACTCTGAAGTTTTGAGCGTTATCTCTGCAGGAGACTTTGAGGATGCATCTGTTGATTCTTGCGATCTATTAAGCGAACCATTTATAGCAAGCCACTTATTCGATGGTTCAATTATAGATTCTACGGCTTTTCATCAGGCCTTCACTGGAAGTATTGTTGATATATCACTAATAGAGTATGAAGGTAGAAGAGAAGAGGGCCTAGGCCTCCTTGAGAGTGATGATGTCTTCATATCGACTGATTCAAAAATAGAGTTTTCTTTCGTCACTACGGATTCGACAGTTGATGGCTATTCTGACGGATATTCCGATGGATATGACGATGGATATGACGGATATGTCTCTGAGGTAGTATATGACGTTGACGAAATAACTTTTACATCAGATAAATTGCGGTATTTGCTTGACACAGGAGAAGGTGAGTCTAAAAATCGAATATCTATATTTAAAGACGGAAAGGGATTTCTAAACTTTAGAATATTTGGCAGCTCCACAGAGAATGGCTCAAACGCCTATAATATAGCTACAAATATCAAGCATTTTAAGGCCAACGAGCTCCATCACATTGGAGCAAGCTGGAGGCTAAACACTGTTTACGAAAAAGACGAAATGCACTTATTTGTTGATGGGCTAGAGGCTCCTAATTTGTTCCGCTTCGGAGGAAGCGCAAAAGCCCGTGTTAATGATAAGTTTTCAGACGTTGGCAAAGAAGTCCTCCAAGGGTTTGTCGAAGAGAAGATCGTATATTACGAAGATCATACGGATGGAACCATTTTGGCCGGATCCTCCACGTTCTCCTCGGAAAGTTTAGCCCCGGGAGCCGAATTACTTGGCCGCTCTTTAATCTTCAAGGATTCTGATATAGCAGAGGCATATATCGGAGGAGGATTCATAATAGGGCCAGTGGTTGGCTCGGGAGTTACGATTCTTGATTCGATAACTCTTGATCCTATTGTATTCAATACTTCTGCTTCAGATATAACCTTCTCTCTAGCTCCTACGGCTGGAATCTCAGAGTCATTAGCAGCCGATATTAAGAACGGAGCTTACTCGGTCTTCAGGACAGATTGCAATGGACAGACAGAAGAGCTGGGCGGGCTAGAATATTCAACAAGTGGTAGTTCAATTACTCTGATAAATCACGGGCAAGCAATAAAGCCGGCTTTTAGAGCCAATGT